AATTGCGGTCGATACAAAGGGTCACCATGTTTCCATTGTTCAGCACGGCCCACACGATGGATTCAGGCTCTTGCTGGTAAGCGAGATCTTTTATCCCACTTTCAGTAATGTGGTCGGAAAGTTTTGTAAGGTCTGGAGAATCAAAGCTGTCTTGAGTTAATTGGTACCCAAGGCCTCGCAGCTTTAAACCTGTTCTATTTACAAAAACAAGTTCACTCTCAACGCGAACAGGTCGAACGGTGTTACATCCGTAATCGCTTGGGTTAGTCACTTGGACATTCGTTGGCGTCATCGGAGCTTCAACGCCACCGGTAAGCGTGAATTCGCTTCCGGACGTTAGTACAAGCAACTGATTTTTTACTTTGTTTAAATGAAGAATTGGATCGTATTCATCCACATCGAGCGTATATAGAAAAGCATCGTCATCGAGCACACCTAGTTCAAAATTTAAATACTCGCCGACTCTTGATTTTGCAACGGAGTGCGGGAATGTAGGAGACCCACCTACAATTAAACTTTGCTGGAAGAACGTTCCACATCTTGGATAACCGTTTGAAGCGCTCCATATTTCTTGATTAAGCGTCCAGGCTCCCATTTGAGATTCTGCGTCAGATGTCATTGCCTGCTTAACGATGCCAGTGACTGAAGTAGCATTAGTGTATGCGGTGATCTCTACTAACCCACCGTTTATTTTTACAAATGAACCAATATCACCCGAACGCCAACCGTTTGTGCTAACCGACGCGGTAACCTCTTGAACCGTCCCTTCCGTTGTGAGTGTGCCGGGATCGGCCGATGTAACCTCAATTTGATTGGTTAAGGGAACATTATCTATTTCGTAGGTGCCGTTATGAACTAGCGGAACGTTGCCGCGAAGACGCACGATGTCGCCAATTGAATAACCGTGGTTTGTCGCTGTGGTATATCTTGTGGTGCTGGAAGACCAAGATGCCGAACTTATTGATATTTCTGAACCATAAACCTTTCCAGTAGAAAGCTCTAGGGTAATCTCTTCACCGACCGTTCCATTTGCTGAAGGAGTGCAAACTGCTTGAGGCGTTCCCGTAATAGTCCATGCGCTTGCTGCAATACTTGTGCTGCTGAACGCGCTTTCGATAGTGCATGTCACAACTGTTGCACTTGTATAGCCGGTAATTAAAGCGACACCGCCTAAGTATGTAATTCTGCGACCAACGTCGGCCTCAAGGAAAGCCGAACCACCTGCAGTGAATGTTCTGCCACTTCCTACAGTTGCAGTGCTTAAGGTGAGCGTTTCAGATGGCTTGAAGCCTTGTTCAAAAAATGGTTGAGGATCAAAAGGAGCATCTTCAATCACCCAGTTATCATTGGCAAAGCGTCGTAAGCGTTGCACAGGGTGATCTTGGTGGAACAAGAAAATAGTATCTGCGCCGCCAACATATTCGATTTCAAATAGTTCGCTTTCCGAATAAACAGAAGTAATCTCATATGGACTGCCGCCATCCATAACTTGCGTGCGGTCTTGATTAAAAAATCGAATGTAGTTTTCGCCAAACTCCAAAATGTTTGCTTCAGTGCTTGAGAATTCAAACCTAATTAGGCGACAAGTTTTATCAGAATTCTTTGCGCTAGCATTGTAGCGACGCGTAGGCGTTGATTTAATTCCGCCTTGAATAAGAGGCAAAAAATTGCGAAGTTCCGCAACGGCGTTTTTATAACGCTCTACATCGTACCGACCAAATAGCTTTGGAGATATTTCGCCGGCCGTGAAGTTTGTTTGAACGAGATTGGCATTACTCATAGCTAGTAATTTCTCGAAAGTGATCGACGCGCACCGAGAATTTCAAGACTACCTAATTGGGATGGGCTTTCGTCCTGACCATCAACAGATCTTGCTTGAGCCAAGTAGCGAGCCAATTCGTTTTCAAGCTGCTGTTTTAAGGAGGTGCTTTGTGTAACCGCGTAGGCCATACGCACAGCCATTGCTAACTCTGCAGCCGCCACGAGCATTGAGTCCCAACTCTCGGTGTCAGTGTTCTTCCAGATATAAACAAGTTTTAATGTTGTTTCATTAATTAATAACCGCTTGCTTCCGTTCCCGTCACCTACCGTTTCTGTTCTGTAGTCCACCTCATCGGAAACAACACCGTTTATTTCCACATTTCGAAGCCAATTAGAAGGCAATATGTAGCGATAAGTATAACCAAAGGCCGGTGTGGCTGCTTCTGGAGACAATGAAACGCGTGTCGTGGCACAACCCCAAGTGTGCGAACGAAGAATGGCATCTCGAACGGTGGGCCAAAGATTTGAACACAAACGCGCAGAATCTAGTCCGCTTGTTTGTGCGGCCTCACTGAATGAATTGATTGGATTGCCTCCAAGCATTTGAAGAGCGTTGGAACAAATCGAAACATCTGAAGCCATTTGAATTCCTTAAATAAAAAACCCGCCACAAGGGCGGGCTTTAATCGGGTAAGCCCGCGTAAACGAGCAATTAACCTGGAAGAGCAACTACAACGTCGATGCGGAACTGCTGATCATCAGTTGGGTTTGCAGAAAGCAATGAAGCGTAAACGTTTGAAACTTGCGTCGTGCGCTTGATAGGCGTCGTTGCAGTTACATTTACATACTCACCATTTACTGCATGAGACTGGCCAGCAGAAGCTACATCAATGCCGTCTGCAATACCGTCAACGTCAATAACAGTTTGCGCAGCGTCAACGCTCTCAGCTGCGCGCAAACCGATGTCCATGGTTACAGAAGTGCCCATTGCTTCGTGGTGAACCCAACAATCAACAATGCGCGAACCGACTGGCAAATCTACAGGCGATGCGATCGTGTCGTTTTGCGCCCAAGCTGCAGTTGCAGGCGAAGTGATTGTAATGATTTTTAAGCGGCCAAGCGCCTCATCATTTGTCATCTTCGAGTTTGCTGCGACTTTGGCGGCTTCTAAAGAAACTATTTCAGCCATTGTTTAAATCCTCAATTAGGGTTTAGTTAAGCCAAACCGCGATTACTGGAACGCAATTTCAACAACTCGCTTCGCTTCGGTACGAAGTGCACCGTAAGAAGCTGCCATTGATACTTGCAACGTGTCTTTTTTATCTGCACGACGTTGAGCGTTACCTTCAACAAAGCCAGAACCAAACTGGATACCAGATTTAGCCCAAGCGATGTTGTAGTACGTCGAACCGTCGTTGTAGATGTTCTCGTATGGAATCCACTTGAAGCCCATCCAGTTGCCAGAAAGATCACCGCTTTGAAGCATTTTCACAGCCATGTAATCAGCGCTTGTAAGCGTTGTGTCTGCAAGAATGTCTTCCAAAGTCTTGGAGTCGAACGTCATGAATAACTCTTCGCCTTCATGCTCATCAACTTCGTTTGCGCGGAAGATTTTCTTCGTTTCGATGATTTTAGATTTGGTCATGCCAGATGAACCGTGAGCAATCTTTTGTCCAGATGGTAATGCTTCTGAAGAACCATCTTTCAAAGTTTGCGTACCACGAGCGGCGTTATAAATAATCTTGTCGCAACGACGATTACGATTACGCACTAGCATGTCCATGTAAGCACCGCTTGGATTGGCCAATAACTTAGGCTCATCCGCGCGATCAACTGGATATGCTTTGTAGTAATCAAGCATTGTCGCGAGAGGTGTTAAGTGAGTGATGTCAGACCAGACTGTGTCGCCGTGACGAACAGAGTTTTGATCCAGTAACGAACCGTCATCGTCCAACATGTTTGCAGTGAACGATTCGCCAGTTATTGTTCCGCGATCGGTAACTGCGCTCATCAAACGAGATTCTTTTTGCCCTGCTTCTAAACGAATTTGCGTATCAAATTGTTGAACAAAGGCTTCAGTAATTGAACTAGGCATTTGCATGTCCTCAATATTCTGAACGATTTGTGCCTTTTTCAGGTTGTCCCAATAGGGGCCTGTGATACGTCATGCGTTTCGGCGGTGCATGCGGGTCGCTAAGGTTATCCAGCAGACCAGTCTGGGCCTTTGATCTGGATTATTCGCTTCTGAAGGTGACGGATTCCCGGCTGTTTAGGAGGGGCTGCGTCCTTGCAGCTATGGTGGCGGGTCGTTATGCGGATTTCTGCGGGTGTTTTTTCTGGAAATATACGGCAACTTGCTGGCTAACTTTCTTGTGCTCTGGGTGCTTAGAATCGCGATAGGCTTCACTCATCATAAGCTTTTCAACTTCAACCGCTTCGTCATCAGTGATGGTTTCGCTAGGCGAAGTATCTTCTTGCATTTCTTTACCGAAGATCGACATCACTTCTAAAAAAACTGGGTCATTACCAATGGCTTTGTTGATTTTGTCTTGCAAGTCTGGGCTGAGTGAGCTGTATGCACGATTCGCTAGATTCATGTTTTCCGCATACTGCTTTTGATCCGTCCACACTTCAGTTTGCATGTGTTTGATAGAGTCTTCTTGATTGAGTGATTGATTGCCTTGCATCAAGCCTGGAATCAATTCTTTCATTCCATACTCAAGAACTTTTTGCACTTGGCCGTTATTCAATCCAGCCGCGTGCATGCTTTTCAAAAACGCCTGATTGGTTTCATCCTTCTTGAATTCATCAAAACTAAAATCTTCACCAAGAGCTTCGGATTCAACTTTGTAATCATCTGGCGACTCTGGTGCACCATTCCGCTTTTCAAGCGCCGAATATGAATCAAGTAATTTCTTGGCCGATCCTTCTAAATTAAATTGGGCTGCATCACCTTCGCCTTCAAACACGCGAAACTTTTCTGGCATCGCTTCATGAAGGGGTAATTCATTTGCCGCGGCAATTGCTGACGACGCTGGATCTGCTGGCGCTGGATCAGCAGCTGGTTCTGCAGGGGCTGGTGCTGGTTCTGACATACTTAGTCCTCATTTTCCAAATCAATAATTTCACCTTGTGTTCGAACGCCGTTGGCTTGATCGATACGCAAAGCAATATGGTCAATAACTCGTCGTTGTCCGCTGTATTCAAATTGATTCAAGATGCGATCAATACCACCGTCTTTTACCGGCAAACTACCGAACCGCAAAAGCAAATCCTCGAACACCTTCTGCCCCACTCGGTGCTCTTCGAAAATCATTTTGTAATCTTCTGGTGTTGCGCGGGAATAGGTAGACATCGTATTTCCTAGCTTGGTGTTTTACCAAAAACTTTGATGATTAACGGCTCTAAGTTCTTAATCGTTCGTTCGCCAAACAAGAAACCAAGCACGAGAATGTTGATCACGATCATTGCGGTTTGTTGCTGTTCGGTGAACGTTCCACCCTCGAACAGCCATTTGAAATCCATGTATAGCGTGGCAAATCCCCACACAGGACGTTGAGCACCGCGAAGAAATATCAACAGATGGCCAAGGATCGGAATAGTTTTTAAATCGGACGCAGTGCCTTCCTGTTGCGATATACGCTTATCAAGCTGAGCAGCTGCCTCATTCAAAATACGGTTGGACTCCAGTTCTTTTTGGTGAAGGAATATCTCAATACGCTGTTCGAGTTCAGCCTTTTGAAGGGGTGATAAATCTGGCGGGTAATATTCTTTGATCGTTTCTTTGATTTCGGAAAATAGCGAACCACCAACAAACTTTGTGAGTTTCGATAAAAGACCCATACTGCACCTCAATCTTCAACTTGAACGTGTGGATAGTCTTGGAAGTTTTTCCAAAGTCCACCCCACGTTAACTTGTAACCAAGCATTGATGCTGCTTGTAGGAATGCCGCTGCCACCATTGCTAGGTTGTATTCGTCCCAATTCGCTTTGCCATCCACAAACGCAAAGAAATCTAATGCTCTTCCTGTTTGGTGATGAGATAAGTTTACATACCCATCAGCGTTTGATTTGCCGTCTTTGTATAGCTGAAACTGCTCTTCCCTGGTTCGCATTCCGCCGTTTTTCGGAAAGCCGAAGTCTACCTTTGTGGTATTGATAGCTTCGTTTGCAATCTCTTGAAGCCTGTTATCAACGCCTGCAAGAACTGATTTTGAGCGCGTTCCAAATGAGTACACTGTTACGCCGCCGGATTCTGAATGGCTTGTTTGCCCGCCTCTAGCTGAAGCTCACTGGCAATCTGTTCTTGCTGTTCCTGCTCTTGCATTTGCTTACGCTCCGAACGTCGCTCTGCAATATCCTTCTCAATTGGAATTAAATCAGCAGGCACACCCAAAGCTTCCGCGCGGTACTTGGCAGCCTTGTCTAAATCGATGTTGTCGAGGACTGAAGGATCAACTTGTGCAGCCGCCATCAATCCAGAAACATACTGGTCAATCGCTGCAACCTCATTCATCTTCTGAGCGCGTGCAAGTGGTGATTCGTATCGAACATGCCATGTGCGGCCGTCCATTGATTGGGGCGGCTTACCTAAAGCACCAGCACGAAGCGCAAGACCAAAACAACGCTGAATCATCACCTGCAAATATTCTGATTCAAGTCGGCCGTAAACTGGGCCAAGCATTTGACGAAGCCATGCCATACGCTCATTGATTTCAGTCGCTGTTCGTGGTTGGCCTTCGAGAGGTGGCAAAACATCTGCCAAAAGAATTTTTCTTATTTGTCCTTGAATGCGATCTTCAGACATAAACGCAACATTGAAATCCGTTGAGGACTGCAAAGGTTTCATGCTGTCGACGCTGTTGGCAACGATAACTCTGCGCGCGCCAATCTTGATGGCTCTAGGATTTAATACACCGTCGTCTTCAGCGATCCATAAACCACCAACCGCCATATCTAAATTTGCAAATTCAAACTCACGCAATTTATTTAACGTGGCTGCATCTGGAAGAGCATCGTAAACAGGGCCAACAGGATAAGGAGTGCCAGGAATAAGCATGTATCGAGGAACACAGCACGGGAATTCATGGTATCCACTCTCGCGTACAGTTGTTTTGGTTTTAAGCTCCACATGAACGCTGGCAAACGGTAAATTCTTTGCAAACTTTGAATTTGCATCCCCAGACTCGCGAGGATAAATCGCATGCACAAACTCGAACTTCTCATGCGGTTTATTGTTTGCAATCGCCTCTTTGATTTTTTCGCTGCACTCATCACCGTACTGATTCATGGCCTGGTCGGCGCGCAATTTAAACTTACGATAAATCGTATCGACTGGCTGCCCTGGTCGTGAAGACGCGATGTAACACTCTGGAATCGGCCAAAGTTCGAAGTGATAACCACCGTCTTTGGATTCGTCGATGTACAGAACGAACCAACCAGCACAAGCAGCGTCGATCATCGCTTCAAACGCTAACGAGTCAAAATTACTGTTATGAATATTTTCCCAGATGACTCGAGCCGCTTGAGATAAAAAGCGTTTTTCGTTCTCAGCTTGCCCACTCATGTACAGGCCAAACCATAAAGCATTGCTCGGCGTCATACCGGAAATCATGTGTGAGGCCCAGTTACGAACAGCTTCGGTGGTTGTTGAGTCGTTTAATCGTGAGAGTTCAGCAAGTCCATTCTCAGCGGTAACAATCTCACCGAAAAAGCCATGCTGGCGCATTGGGTAGGTGTACTGGTAGCTCTTTCGCCAAACCTCAACGTGTTGAGTGCGAAGCGATTCCATTGATGCCTGTCTTTGACAGGTTTTAACCGCAAGCGACGAAGCGCCAAATGGATTAGCCAAGGGTTTCTCTTCCTGGTTGCACAGAGATTGCAGAGGAGCCCAAACCAGAAGCGCCGCCGATGTTTGAAATCAACGAGGAGCGTGCTCTTCCTGCTTTGCGTGATGCAATTTCAGCATTTGCTTTTCGTGTGGCTTCTCGATCCGCCTGAAGGTTCTCAGCTCGAATATCCCGACGCTCTACACTTGGAGTTGAACCGCACATACTCGCCTCTCGAATTGCGATGGAAAATTAAATGGTTTTATTCGCGCGATTCTTATCGCTAGGGTGAACCAAAGGGCAAACCCATCCTTGCTTGGTTAAAACAGCACGCTTAAGTTTTGTTGCGTCCACGTCTTTTTGATCAGGAAGGTCTTCAGCCTCCATCGGATTCTTTGCAAGCTCCACACGTCGTCGGGCTGCTTTCACTTCGCTTACGACACGCGACTCAACCATGCCGGCAACCATCTCCTCGAGTTCAGATTTTTTAATCGTGATCTCTTCGTCAGTTTCTGGTGCTTCAGGCGTATTCTCTTCGCCTTGCTGCGGAGGCATCTTGTCAGACTCGTCTTGAGTACCAGGTGTACGTGGATTGATGTTTCGATTTGCAGGCATGGGAAATCCTCAGTGGTGATGGTTTTTAATAACTTGCTTGATCGCATCAAAATCTTTTTTTGCTTCGGTGCGCGTGTATTGATCTTTGGCTTGCTCTGCCAAAATTTCTACTGCTCTCTCAAGCGCATCTGTTCGTCGCTCTTGATACAGCATCCATTCTCCACGCTTAGCTAGCTCAGTTTGGTTTCGATTAACTTCGAGAATTACATCTTTGATAGAAATAATATCTTTCTCGACATACGCAAACCGGCTTTCAAGTACAGCGAGATTTGCATACACGGTGAAATAACTTGAACCGATCCCAGTGATAACCGCCACAACGACGGGGAGAACCACACTTTTGATCATGTTGTCTTTTCGCCGTTCGTTCATTCGCTTTTCATTGCCGCGTGTTTGTCAGTGGGGCCAGTCTAAATTTCTGTGTTTAACGGATTCTCGGCTAACTACGGCTGGCTGGGATGGCTGTCAGGTAGGAATGGGTTGTACACCGGCACATGGTCAATGTCGCTCCCTGTGATGTCTGCCCAGATGTTTAAGACTCGAATGGCTTCCTCGAGCTTCGGTCTAGCATTTCGATATCGCCATCCCTGAACCGTTGAGCGAGGGATTTCGGACATCTTCGCTAACGCATCCAAACTGATTCCCTCGTTGTTTAAATCAACGGTGATTCGGAACCAATCTACACGCTCATGCTTCTCGAGTTTTATCATGCGAAAGACCCAAACGCGCGCGCACGCGCGGATTACACTTTTACAAAATTACGTTCAACGAAATACCCAATCACATCCCCTTTCGCAAAAATTCCATCGCCAAGGTATTCCCACCCCATGGCTTTGCAGTTTCGGAGCATCTTGGGGTTTGGGGTTTTGTTTATCTCGTTCATGCGGCAACCCCAAATTCGAAATCGATACGACTGACTTGAACGATGATCTTCCCACCCTTGATTTTTTCTGCCCGGTCGATGGCTAGCTTGTCGATCTGTGAGTCATCCAGCCAGAAACCACACTTCGTGATTGCGTCTAGGGTCGATTTAAAATAATTATCAAGATCCCGATTACGCTTGCACGGTGGGTGGAATATGATTTTTACCTTCAGGCGATCGCTTAGCTGCTCGTTCTTGAGGTTTAGCGCTGCCATCCGATCATCAACGATTTTGGTGTAATCCCTGCCCTTCTCAGAAATAATTTGGGCAACACGTTTGCCTCGAACAACTGCACGCCAGTAACCGTTCACACTCGGTGGAAATGGCAATTCGAATTCGTAATCCCAACTCATGCCATGCCCTCCACTTGCAACTTCGAAAGCTCAGACTCGATAAAATTCATATCACGTTCGATTTCGCGAATCGTTCTTTCGAGTTCAAGATCTATCACTCCATGACGAAGATTTTCAGAGCGCCGAAGTAATTTCTGAGCAAGTCGTTTTTGCATGGTTCGGTATTCGCTTTCACGAACGGCGATTTTGTTTTTATTTACAAGCTTCTCGAACTCGCTCATGCGGCACACTCCCGAATCTCTTTTGATTCTAGTTCACGGATTTTTTTGTGTAGCTCGTCATGCGCAGCGGCATATTTTTTTGCTAGAGAATAATCCCCCTCTTTCACGGAAATTTCCCAGAGCAAAAACAAACTTTCTTTCGTAATTTTCATTCGTGCGAGTTCCATAATCACCTCAAAACGGTTGAAGCATTGCTTGGTTTCGGTCTTCAGAAATCAACTGACCAGAAGGCTCGTGAAAATATAATCCTGCAGTCCCCTCTTTGCGTCCGTGACGGTTCTTCTCGACGCTAAACCATACCGCTGGCTGCTCGAGTGCTTTCTCGTCTTGAGGGTTTAAAACGTGGTTTCGGGATTGTTTTAGAAGGGCTTGTTCGCGAAGTTTATTTCGCTGAATCATGATGACGTTATCGCAGATATCGGTGATAACTCCACCGCCGCGAATGTCGGCTTTGCTGATACGCTTGTGCTCGTTCTCGCCTTTGCGAACGTGACAAACGAGATGGATATGCGTGTTGTATTTTTTGGCTGCGTTTTGTAAGCGATCGACGAAAGCTTTTTCGCCTGAGTAATCCTCGTATCCAAACCCGCATTTCATGAGCGAATCGATTACGATGTGATTTACTTTGAGTTCCTTCGCCGCGTAGTGAACGAGGGCTAGGATTCGGTTTGCTGGTACCGTGTCGAGCTGATCATAAATCCACATGCGACCGGTAAATTCGTGAAGTGATTTCTGGATAAAATCTTTGCCTGGATGGCAACCTGCACGCTGTGAAATCATCCGTAGCAGGGTTTCTTGAGGCTTCATTTCGAGCGAAGCAACCAGCGCGGTTTTGTTTTTCATGGCCCACAAAATCGCTTGGCCAAGTGCGTTAGATTTTCCGCTTCCGCTGTGTCCGCCCCAGATGGTTAATTCGCCAGGACGTAAACGAAAAATCTGATCAACGTTACTCCACGGTAAAGATTCCCCCCGTTGTTCGCTACCGTAGCTTGCAAGTTTCACGACGTTGCCGATGACGTCTTTCGGCTCGATCACGTATTGAGATTCGCTATGATCCAGAAGTTTTTGTTCGACGTCAAGGTCTTGAGAAATATCGCGGTCAGAAAAAATCATGTCCATCAGAAAATTACCTCGTTGGAACGTGAAATCGGAACGAGATTAGAATTATTTTTTTGATTTTTTTCCCAAGTCCTAACCGCAGCCTTCCAATCCGCCATTGGATTCTTCCCGATTTTCCAACCTTTCGATTCGTAAAAATCCATGAACGAATTCGGATCAATTCCGTTACACCGATCGTTACAATAATCGCGAACTTGATCCAAAGTTGGTTTCAAAAATTTTTTATTTTTTCTTTTTATTTTTTCTTTTTCTGTATCTGTATCTGTATCTGGGGGGGTTACTGTAACGTTACATTCCTGTTCCAATGCCTGTTTCTTCCTCTCTCGATGCCTTCTAACCCTTGCGGCACTAGTGTCTGAGACATACTGTCTTTTATCCCAATTTATTGGCCTGGCGTATTTATCAACCAATTTGCGTGTTACAAGGTTGTCCTTAGTTTGCATCCATTCGTCCATTGTTATGCGTAACAAAAACGTTACTTCTTCATCTTGTAACGTTACATTTCCGTTACTGCAACGGATACATAAAAGCATCAAAAAACGTCGTTGATCGACCTCAGAAAGCATCTGAACTTTTGGATCTGTTGCAAATTCTGAGTACATTCTGAACCAAGGATTAGACAATTTTCGTCTCCTTATTTGTTGTAATTTGCGTCATTACAACGGCAATTTTTCGACAAATTTCCACCTCATTTGCCTTCATTAATCGACGATATTCACGCTTCAAACTGCGCACACATCGCCATAAAATTTGATAGTCATTTGGGAGAATTCTGACTCGATTTTTTAAATCTGAGAGGCCGATTGCGACATACCAGATCTGTAATTCGAGTTCTTCTTTTTGTGCATTCGTGTAATAAATTTGGTTAGGTGTAAGTCTGGACTCGGCAAATAAATCACTCTCTTTTAATCCGATTGACTCCACCACATCGACATGAGAGCAACCAGCAAAACAATGCAAAATCACGTTGCCTCGCTCGTTCTCTTTCAGGCTTAAGCTAGGCCCTTTATCGTTGTGCGAGGGACATCGAGCAATGTATCCGCCGCTCGTTTTTTTAACGCCGTCTAAACGGCTTAGAATCGCGTCTAGTTTCGACATTAGTCATCCCACACAAGTGAATGCTGTTGATTGATAGCGACCCTAGAAAGCGTCTCCAAAGCCTCAATTACTTCAGGCCGAGCACACCGCATTGTTTCGGGCACAACCTTCAAACCACACACTGCTAACAGGGTGGCAAGTCGGTGTATTTCTGCATCTTTCCAGCGGCTAATTGTGGATGTATCGCGCTGCACAGCCACGGCAATTGAATCCAAACCAACGCGCGAAATTTCGCCCAAGATGATGGATTCGTTCTTGCGTGCTCTGGTAGGCATATCCATTGATAATTAACTCAGGCAGCAGAGTTTTCGGGCTGAACTTCCAATTGAGGAAGAATTTCATACCGAAGTTTTAATTCGCGAGCTTCTGGAATAGGTTCATCCAGAGGCCAGCTACTAACAGCCTGCTTTGAAATGTCGAGTGCCGCCGCAAGCTCAGATTTAGTTTTGAAGTGCTTTAACGCTTCTCTTAATGTCATCACGAACTAATCTCCTAGTTTTTTAGAGTAAAGCACTCTTTACTCTCTAGGTCAAGCACGGCTTACTCGAAGTCAATTAAAATTGATCTTTTAGAGGCAAGCTAAATGAACGCCGTAAGCGACAGAATTAAAAAGATTAAAGACATATTTGAGCTCTCAAACGTAGAATTGGCCTCAGTGGCCGGAGTCACCAAACAAGCAGTAGGTCAATGGATTAACCAGGACTCACAACCAAGCCACGAGGCGCTTGTTGCGTTGCGTGAAAAGCTTGGAGTGAGTGACACCTGGATAACCACCGGAAAAGAGCCAATGATGTTCAGCAACAGGCCAGACGACTTTCTCAGCCAGTTGGAGGAGATTTCGGCTGGGCTTTCTGATGACGACAAGGAGTCGGTGCTTGATATTGCTCGCCGGTACGCTCTGAAAAACCTTGAGCGGCGCTGATTATTTCCTGTTTTTGAGTTTCGGTAAGTAAGTCCCAGAGGCGGGAGATTTGAGTTTTGAATTCTAAATCTTCCAATTTGAAGCTCCTGCATCAAGTGGCCCGACGAACGCCGGTAGGTGATCACTTGAGAGGCGTCCATGATATCAAAATTTGGCATCATCTAAATCCTTTAGTCGCGAAATACCGCTCAAAGATTCATCACTTATTCGAATATCAAAGAGAGGGCTTATGCTCGACGCTTACATATTAAATTATGGCGCTTTTTTCTTTGCTTGTTGGGCCGGATACAAGACCGGAACTACCGTGTACAGCAAAACAAACGATAAGGGTAAAGGTTGGGCCGCAGGCGCTGCGGTTTGGTTTTTATGCCTTCTCCCAGCAGCTTTGCTTTTCCCTCCTCTACCGAAATGATGGCTAAAATTTCTTCCCGTATTAAGAATTGGTACGAAGGCGACAAAACAACCCACACAAGGGTCAATGGTCGCCTAATTCTTCTTGATACTCCACACGTAGAACGCCATTGGACGGCGAATGCTGTCCATCTCCTTGTAAGTTTCTACCTTCGTAACTGGAAATGGGTGTGGGGCATTCCGATTGCGATAATGCTAGCCCTGCTTTAGAAAGCAAAAGCTTAAAAAAAAGTGCCGCACACCAGCCTATAAAGAACCACTCAGCCTTCTCGTTATTTCGCATATCCGCTCTCCTCGACTTTTGAACATCTGATTTAATTTTTTTTCAAACATAAAGTAAATTACGCTTGACTTCAAGGTAAAGCATGCTTTACTGTATTTACAACAAACACAAACGAGAGCTGAACAATGATCCTAGATATCCCCGACACCACTCCTGTCTCTACAGTTATCGAGATTGCTAAAAGCCTAGGCCTAAAGGTTAAGTTCTCGAAGGATAAATATGTGCTTCGCAAAGACGTTGAACCCAAAGGCAGCAACGTGCGGTTCTTAAGAGCGAACACCCCAGACGATGAACCAACTCCACCCAGCGCAGCATGAGGTAACCGCGATGCTTAACTTGCCAGACAGAATCACTACTGAATTAAACGCCTACTTAAGCCAAGAAAAAGAAGTTCACGAGTACGATGTTGAAAACGAATTAAAAATCTTAGTTGATGAAGCAATTGTTGATTGCTCGCACGATGAAACAGTTGAAGCGTTCGTTTCATGTGAAGAGGCTTGGAGAAATTTCGCAGCTATTGAGCCAGTAGACAACGTGTATCGCGATTTAAACCCGGCTCAGTTGATGTACTTGGTCACGATGGGAAACACGCTGCTAAAAGCAATAAGCGCGCACATGCACGAATCAATGCGCCCTCTTGCGGAAGAAAAAGCGGCAGAGTAATGAAAGCCCGGCATTCAACAAGTGTGGATCGATTACTTGTTGCATTGCTGGATGAAAGTGAAGAAACAAACACACCAGTTAGTGAGCTGTTATCAGAGTTAGTGAAGGCTTGCTTGTTGTCGGAAGACGATAAAGCGCACCACGTTTACGGCCTGGAATTCATTAAACAATGCGACGAATGCTTAGCAAGGAGCTTAGGCGATGAAACGAAGCATTAAGGTGTTAGAAATATTTTTTTGGATTATCGCAACCACCCTTTTAATCGGATTAGCTTACACAGGTGAAGCACATGAAACCACAAAGAGAAGAGAAATTGCCGCCCAAAACTAATTGGGCAAGTGTTTGGACTTCGTTAGGAATAGCCGGATTCGTTTTGTTTGTGATTCTGTTTTTCCATGGACTTTTTAGTATTTTAGGAACGGCGGCTTAAGTCATGGGAATGCTAGTTCACGACGTTTTACAAGGAACTGAAGAATGGCATGAACTACGCCGAGGAATTTTAACGGCGAGTGAGGTGAATTTAATTCTTACGCCTAAAAAACTTGAGCCCGCAAAAGGTGATCAAGTAAGAAAACTTGCAATGCAAAAAGCGGTTGATCGTGTTTATAACTATCCTCGCGACGACACCTTCTCAAGCTTTCACACCGAACGCGGGAAGATGGAAGAAGACTTTGCGATTGAAGAATACGAAAAGATCACGGGCCATAAAGTTGAAAGAGTTGGTTTTGTTACAAATCAATTCGGCATTGTGGCAATCGGCTGCTCTCCTGACGGCTTACCAACTAGCGATAAGCTTTTGGAAATTAAATCGAGAATCAACCGCGAGCAAGTGCGTGTGATTCTAGCAAATGAAATGCCCGATGATTTTCGTCTGCAAGTACAAACGCAAATGATGGTGTGCGAAGTGAGTAGTTGTGACTTTGTGAGCTTTTCAAACGGCATGCCCTTGATGATAAAAAACATCAAAGCTTCAGAATCAATACAAGCTGCAATAAAAACAGCTGCAGCTGAATTAGAAAAACAGATTGCTTCGGTTGTAGAGACCTACAAAGAAGCAGCTAAAAATCTTCCAAGTACGCCATATCGCGACTACTCGGAATTGTTCGAAATTCAAGTTTAAGGTTTACCAAAATGATTGATATGAACCCCACAATTGTTGCAAAAAGCGATCAACTAAACGCCGATGATTTAATTGGTGGCGATAAAGTTATCACGATCACTGATGTTCGCCAGGGCTCAACAGTTGAGCAACCAGTAAAGATATTTTATGAGGGCGGGCAACCATGGCTTCCATGTAAAACAATGCGCCGCGTTTTGGTTTCCGCCTGGGGACCTGATGCAGCTCAATACATCGGCCGTAGTCTTCAGTTATATCGCGACCCATCTGTTAAGTGGGCAGGCAAAGATGTAGGCGGAATTCGCATTCGGGCCATGTCGGACATTAAGAATCCAATGGTAATGGCTTTAACAGTAACGAGAGGGGCCAAGAAGCCGTTTCAGGTAAACGTACTAGCACAGAGCCCATCTTTAGCTAGTTTGGCCGAGGAAGCCGCTAGAGGCGGTCTAGCGACCTATCAACAGTTTTTCGAAAGACTCAATAAATCAGAAAAGCAATCGCTATTAAACCGACACGAAGAGTTTAAAAAAATAGCCGCCGGAGCGGATGCTAAACCGGCGCCCATCGAGGAAGAGTTTGCCACTGAAAACCAAAGCCCTTCATACCAAACAATGAAAGATAAATTGTTAGCTGTGGAAACAGCTGACGAAGCGCGTGAACTTATAAATCACAGTTTAACAAAGAAAATGACACCCAAAGAGCGTGAGATCTTCCAGGAAGAAATCGAAGCGATATGCACAACGTTTGATTCAGTAATGAGTGCGTAATCATGTGTTACCAAAAAGACTTCGACCAAGTACGTTCAGAACTTATTTCGATAAAAGGCGTTGCATCGCTTGTTCGAATTAAGTGTGCTCTTGAAGAATTTGAGGAAGAAGTCTTATCAATGCAACACCGAATCGATGATCTTAAAAGGCAAAACAACACCAAGCGCCGAAAGTGTTGTCGCTTACAAGAAAAAATTAATGCCATTAGTAAACCAACCCAAACGCCGGAGTGAAACATTATGTTTAGAATCCACCAACAAGATTGCAGGCTTTTATCGGTTAATCCTCGCGCTGAACTACATGGCGAAGATACAAAATTAGCCTGCGATTTAAAATTTAAAACCATGCTTCCGAATGATGCGCTCGAGATGTTCGACGACCGACTCAAGACAACGCTTTTCGGCGCTCGTCCGCTTGATGAGCAAGATTTAGCAGATCAAGGCATGAGTAGTGATTATTTGCCAGCACTGCGCTTTCCAAGTATGGGCCCTATTAAATGGGAATACGAAAGCGACGGTTACACGGCGCACATAAGTCGAGGAATTACGGGCTACGAAGATATCAAGCTTAATAAGGTTGCAATCGACAAATTCGTTTTCGAATGCTTAGAGGGTGGAAGTGTTGAAATGCAATTTAGAGTTGTTGCGCATCCCAATACTGAAGCAGTGGGTAGTCTTTGTGAATTAATTCAAAGCGACGTTGATTTATCAATGATTCCTCCTTCAGCTTCAGAAAGCATTCAGCAAGATATTGAAGACGACTTTGTTGAAGATGACGAATACGCAGAAGATTTAGAAGGCGACGAAGCAGCTTAAGAATACCCCCCATTTGAAGGAAGACGGCGGTTTGTACCCCGCGCCGGAGACGTAACCGGCATTAACTAAAGGGTGGATTATGCAACTAACACAAGATCAAGCAAAAGAAATAGCAAACCAAATAGCGCCTTTTTTGGTGCCGTTTGAAGACCGAATATTTAATGCAGAAGAAGCCGCACAATATTTCAGAGTAAGCACAACATATTTTTTAAAAGAGATTCGAACTCGAAAGGGGTTTCCACAACAGCTTGATTTAGGTGGGCGTATTTATCGAGGAAAGCCAAAATATTTCGCTCGAGACCTTAAAGCTTGGGCAGAAAAAAACGCTATTAATACGGAGTCAATGTGAACGCACAAGAATTAGATCATTTGGCAACGCTAGTGGCTGAGAAGGTTGGAAAGAAGCCACCTTTTGAAAAAACTATTTTAACGGCTGATGAGTCAGCGGAATATTTAAAGTGTTCCAAAGGTTATTTGATTAATCAGCTTCAACACAAAGTTGGGTTTCCTCGCCCTTTTAGATTTAAGCAAAACGGGCAACCTAAATGGCTTGGTGGTGATCTTTATAAATGGGCGGAGAAAAAGAAAATATGAAATACGGCATCCTCTTTCGAGCGCAAAGTTGGTGGATCGGCGCACATTATTCTCCAGTTAACAAACGACTTTGTGTGAATTTAATTCCTCTTGTGACTATTTGGATCGCCGCAAATGACGGCATTACACCCAAACAAGGCTTTGATATTTATCGAAGCAAAGATTTATGACCCACCACAAATTAAAAATACATCCAAAATTCGCGATGGAAAAAGCGCTTGGCAACAAGCCGTTTGAAGTTCGCTACAACGACCGTGATTTTAAAGCAGGCGATACCATTACGTACTTTAGCGCAGAACATCCAGCGCACGAGTACACCGGCACATACGCAATAACTTACGTTACCGATTACAAACAAAAACCGGGGTTTGTTGTTTTTGGGGATAGGTTGGCAACAAATACACGGTAGAAAACTTTGGTGTGGGTATTGCCAGTCGTGACCGGTTACGAGACGCCGGTTATTAAAGATCGCAGCCCACGACAAACGACCGGATATCGCACCGGCACCCACACCAAATTTATTTTATGCATGAACCACAACAAGTTGGCGCTGCATTTGGGTTGTGATTAAGGCAGTTAAAGGCAAATAGGTTTTATCTCTCCCCTATTTGTTTGGGTTGCCAATTGAGAGATACCCAAGCGCCAACGTTATAAGCGAAAAAAGGGGGGGGAAAGCTTCGGCGAGTACCCCAACTTTAATAATGCACAAGGGTAACGATATGAAATGCGAAATTATTGACTGCGAAGAAATCGCAGAATTCTATGATCCAATGGACAACGCCATTTGCGCCGACCACATGGAACAAGATATTCAAGAAAACACATATGAGCGCGACGAATTCGAGTCTATAGCTCAGTAATGCACGAGAGGAGTGATTTAGAAATGCCAGAACCGCAACCAAAATGGGAAGACCTATACCATGTCCAGAGTCAGCTTAGAGCAGCTGAAGAGCGTGTTAAGCACTATCGTTTCGCGGCTCTACATCTTTGTGGTGGAGATAAGGCCAAACTCAAGGAAGCCTTAAGGAAAACAGAAGATAAATTCCAATAATGCACCAAGGGAGAGTGTTAAATGCCAATTACTGAAAGTGAGATAAAAAGTATCGAATGTCCTTTTTTCATCGTGACCGATTGCCAGCGCGGCCCACGAAAAGGGCAGCCAAAAAAAGAAAAGCCTAGCAAGGTCGTTGGGTTTTCTGGCAACGATCCATTAGGCGTCGGAGGCGGAATTTTCCCCGACAATCCAACGGTTCATTTTGAAAAAGGTGGGTGGCTGCTTTTATCTGATTTGATGCACTACCACACAATTGTTAAATCTACTTAATGCACGTATAGGTAGCTATATGAAAATCGAAGAATTTGAGCTTCCAGAAGCTGAAGCAGAAATGTTGTCCGATTGGCGCGAAATGATTTTTGGACAAAAGCAATATGATGCGGAAAAAGTGAATAGTATTCAATCATCGATAACAGGATTTTTATCTGCAAAACTGCAAGCCACAAACAAATCTAAATAATGCACTTTTAACTATATAAAACTTTGGAGATAGTATGACAACCAAAGAAGTCAGAAGGTTTAATCGTGAATGTAGAAGTTTTTTTGGATATCGGGCCGAGCACAAAATGAATCGCCCGGTAAACGGCACTAATTACAGTTTTAGAAAGCCAAAACGCAAAGCTCGCTGAGCTGCACGAAAAGAGGTTTGCATGACGAATCACCCATACAAAAAATTAAAGTCAGACTATGACCACCTGCTCGGAAGAACTTGGGATTTGTTTTGCTTTGGCATAGAAAAAGAAGCAGCGCTAGAAACCGCTGTCGCTAATGCGTGGAAGCTTTGTGACGACTTAATGAGGTGCGAAGTGCAAGAGTCTGAAAAAAATAAGATTCTAGCGGCAAAAAAATACTTTGAAGAAACTCTAAAAGAGCACGGGCCTAATGATGCTAACACTTAAACACCTGCACTAAAAACAATTTAAAACGCCCCTTAAGTGGGGTTTTTGGGTGCAAGAGGCGAATTTTTATCACTAACACAGAGGGTAGAAAAATGATTCATGCGGGGGAAAGCCCCGCCCTATCCTGCACGAAAAGAAGGTTGGCATTAAGAGAGGGTAAGAGGATGGAGGGTTTACGCTGTTGTAAGAGATATTCTATGGAATTCTCTACTTTCTTCCTCCGCAAATTGCATTACTTTGATTCTATGCGCCTGCTTCTCTCCAACCACAAACTCTATAGCCGCTGTGATAGGCTGTTTGAAAAGAATTAAATAAAGAATGCGTGAATAACTGCTATGCGCAAGAATCATTTCTTTAGCTGCGTCGTAGAAATTCGCAACAACCAAAGCCAACTCTTTATCGCAGTCCTCAACAAGCTTTTGCATTTCATCCGCGTTTTTTGACGCCCTTTTCATTTGGCTTTCAAAGTCGCCTGACTTTTTTAAGGATAGGAAATTATCGATAAAGTTATCAATACCAATATCTGGCGCATAACCAAGGAGGTTGTTGACGCGCTCGTAATAGTGCATGAAAACCTTATCAGTCTCACTAACCTTTTCTTGCGCAACCAATAGAACAAGCTCATCGCGAACGGCATACAACTTAAAGCACGCTCTCTTTCTATTTGTACGAGACTTTAATTTGCGAAATAGGATCGAGAATAAAGCCATCACGGTTATCCCGATTAACGTTTCTATACTCATCTCTTACCCCTTCCTTTATTGCGCCTTTTCTTTGCGCCATTAGATGATTGCCTGTTGTTCAAAAGCGCATCTTCTAGAATTTTTTTAGCTTTTGCCTGCCTGTTTATCTCGTCATGCAATACTGCTTGAGTAACGCAACAATAATTGAATAGCATGCAAAATATAAATAGAACAATAACTACCGTGATCGCCCAAGTAACGGCTGGGTCTTTAATGGCGTATTTCTCATATATGTACGTCACCGCACCAAAAATACTGCAAAATGTGCCAACAATGACTAGTAACGGCCAATTTGCAATTCTGCTAAAAAGACCTGCCCTTTCGTTTCCTTCGCCTTCAGACATTTAAATTCGCTTGTTTATCCTGCAAATTCTGCGAATACGCACATTACAGCCGTTAAAATTAGTAAACGCAAGGACGAGGCCTTGCCGTATCGATAATATCTATCTGTTTATATTGATATGAGTATAAGCAAAATAATATGTAAACTTTTCACAATAAAAAGATTTTGGCGCCCGTTGGTGGGTCTCTAAAGCAGTTTGGCCAAATCTTCCGCACTTTCGTTGTAATACGTCTGCAATTGTTTGATATCCCTGTGCCCTACAGCGCGAGCCAACTCCAACACCCCAAGCTTTTTAGATAGTCGAGTAATTCCCTCATGCCGTGAATCATGAAACGTTAAATCGTGAATCTGCGACCGCCTAACAGCTTTTAGAAAGCTACTACTCAGAACGCCAGGGCTCAGCTTGAAATTACAATCTACGCGCTTCAGCAAGCGAACAGCCTCTCTAGTTAAAGGAACGCTCCGCGCTGCTCCGTTCTTTGTTTTAGGAAGATGAGCAACACGTTTATCTAGATCGACCGTGGAGGGGCTTAGAGAGCATATTTCCTTGGCCCTCATTGCTGTTTCAATAGCGAATAAGAATGCCGCTGCTGTGAATTGTTGCTTTTGGTCTAGCTCATGATCTTCGGTGTAATTCAAACAGTGCAACACCAAATCAATCTCTTCTTGAGAAATACGCCTGTCGCGATGTGGTGGATTCTCAGGGCGTTTCAAATCCTTCATGGGATTATCTTTCATCCATCGCCAACGACGCGCCTGGGTTAAGCAGTGGCTGATTAGGTTGAGCTCTCGATTAACAGTAGATGTCTTTACCGTTCGAAGTCGTAAATCAATCCAAGCCTCCAGATCTTCACGACGGAGCTTTGAAAGTTTTATATCGGCAAGTGGATATGTACAGAACTTAGTGAGGCGAATAATTTCCCAGCGCGAACCCTTCTTATGCTCGCTCACCTCTTCTTGGTAGCGCTCAAACACATCCCTAAACGTGTGCGTCTGGCTTACACCATCTTCTACCTGGGAGCGTAATTCATATTCGGTTTTGAATGCCCAGTCTTCGGCCAATTTCTTAGAGGGTAAGGTCCTGGTTTTGCGCGCACCCTTAACGGATATCTGCACTTCCCAGCCTTTAGATTTCTTAATAATGGATGCCATCTCTGTAGCTCGATCTGCATATTTCTGTAGCAATGAGTAGAGATAGTGTGAAATAGAGTGAGATTGTGAGCAATGACTTACTCTACACATCCTATAAATAGAGTCATGTAGAGCTAGTCATGTGATAAATGGTGCCCAAGC